CGCAGAACCTCTCTGTTCCCACCATCCTGAATGGCGCGAACTACATGGCGGCGACGCTGTACACGGGAAGCGGCGGAACAAACGCAATCAGCAACGCGGTCAACAACATCGCATTCCAGCCTGACTTGGTATGGGTGAAGAGTCGGTCTGCTGCGACGGATCATAAGCTGACTGACTCGGTTCGTGGAACTACCAAAGCGCTCATATCAGATACGACAGGTGCAGAGACAACCGATACAAACGGATTGACCGCTTTTGGAACGGGAGGCTTTACGCTCGGTTCTGATACCGTTTACAACAACTCTGGTGCGACTTATGTCGGCTGGCAATGGCAAGCAAACAAGGGAACAACCGTATCCAACACATCAGGAAGCATTACCAGCACAGTAAGCGCAAACACGACTGCTGGCTTTAGCATTGTGACCTATACAGGTAACGGAACTGTTGGAGCAACTGTTGGGCACGGACTTGGCGTAACGCCGGGAATGGTAATTGTAAAAAGCAGAAGCGCAATAGCAGATTGGCCGGTGAAAATTTTGCCGTATATGACCGGAGGGCAAAGATTAGAATTAAGCACAACTAACGCAATAACAACCGAAGCCGCAGGATCGGGTAGTTTGTGGAACGCGACAAACCCAAATAGCACTGTTATCACGCTTGGCAATCAAGCAATGACAAACACCAATGGCACTACCTATGTCGCGTATTGCTTTGCTCCCATCTCAGGCTATAGCGCGTTTGGTTCGTATACAGGCAACGGATCAACGGATGGGCCATTTGTGTACTGCGGATTTAGGCCGAGGTTTGTACTTATCAAGTCAACTGCTGTGGAAAATTGGACGATACAAGATTCAGCAAGAAGCACATACAATGTGATTGATGCTGCTTTATTTCCAGCGCTCAGCAACGCAGAATCTACTGCCAATGCAAATCTAAATATAGATTTTTTAAGCAATGGTTTTAAAGTGCGTTCTGCCGGAGCGGCAATTAACAACACAAGCAGTCAGGCATATATTTACGCCGCCTTCGCAGAGAACCCATTCACCATAGCAAGGGCAAGATAATGAACATCAGCGTTGAACTTGTGAACAGCATCCTTGGCTATCTTGGAACTCGTCCGTACCAAGAGGTGTACCAACTCATCGCGGCAATTCAGGCTGCTGCCGCTCCGAAAGAAGAGCCGCCAAGTGAGTGACGCAACCGAAACCAAGCTGGCCGTTCACGAAGCCATATGCTCGGAGCGGTACAGCAACATAGCCACCTCGTTGAGAGATGGCGACAAGCGCATGACCAAGATTGAGTATCTGCTCTATGCAGTGATCATCGTGGTCTTGTTGGGGCCGGGAGTCGGGGCTGAATTTGTGAGAAAGCTACTTGGACTATGAATTGGCAAGATGTTCTGAAAGCAATCATCCCAGTCGTTGTGGCGGCACTCGCTTGGTTGCTTGGCCAAGTCTCTGAGTTCTCAACCCGGCTGACCAAGATTGAAGGCTCGATGCCTGCTCTGATTACGCCAGCCGGTACGCCGACTGACAGTCCGATCTCTGCCGAAGCTCGGCACAGACTCAAGGAAGAGATTTACCGGGACATCCATGATCTGCAAGTGCGGGTCAAGCTGATGGAAGAACGACAGAAAGGAAAGTGATGCTACCTCTGGGCGCAATCCTCGACATTGGCAGCAAGATTCTGGACAAAGTCTTCCCTGATCCTGCCCAAGCCGAACAAGCCAAGCTGAAGCTGCTAGAGATGCAGCAGACCGGCGAGTTGGCACAACTAAACGCCGATGTATCGGAGCAGCATGAACTGACCGAACGGCTCAAGGCGGATATGGGGTCTGATTCTTGGCTGTCCAAAAACATCCGGCCGATGACCCTGATTGCAATCCTGACCGGCTACTTCATTTTTGCCATCCTGTCTGCTGCCCATATTGAGGTCAACCAAAAATATGTTGAGCTGCTGGGTCAGTGGGGCATGTTGATCATGTCGTTCTACTTCGGCGGCAGGACGCTGGAAAAAGTCATGGGGATGATGGGGGCAAAAAAGTGAACCTGTCGCCGCACTTCACTTTGGAAGAATTGACGCATTCTGACTTAGCTTTACGCAATGGCTGGGATAACACCCCTAATGGCGATGAAGTCGCCAATTTGACTCGACTGGCGCAACTGCTGGAAAAAGTCAAAATGGCAATTGGTGGTAAACCGGTGATGGTCAATTCAGGGTTTCGATCCAAAAAAGTCAATGACGCGGTAGGCTCTAAAGATTCCAGTCAGCACCGTTTAGGCTGCGCCGCTGATATTCGCGTCCCGGGAATGACCCCACGGCAAGTGGTGGATGCTTGCATTGCAGCCAAAGTCCCGTTTGATCAAATCATTTTAGAATTTGATGCCTGGACGCACATTAGCGTATCTAACGCGCCGGACAAAGATTTGCGGCATGCGCAGCTAATCATTGACAAACAAGGTACGCGGGCCTATGCCTGACATCGTAAAGTGCACTCAGAGGCCCCCAAATAGAAGTGGTAGGGGATTACACCATCCCGTAGCATTTGAGTGTCTTGCCACCTATTCTTTTTTGCAACAACGGGATAAAATGCTGAAACGAAAAGGGATTTTTCGATGACAACTGCCAGTGTTATGACCTACGACTCGCTGGTCGAGAACATTCAGAGCTATCTGGAGCGTTCGGACACTGCGACGCTGGAGAAGATCCCTCTGTTCATCATGCTGGCCGAGCAGGTCATTGCCAGCCAGATCAAGTTCCTCGGCAACCTGACCGTCAACACCTCCGCGATGGTGGCCAATCAGGCGACGGTGGACAAGCCGGCGCGCTGGCACAAGACGGTCTCCATGAATGTCACCGTGGACGGTGCGCGCATCCCTGTACTGCTTCGCAAGTACGAGTACCTGCGCGAGTATTGGCCTGATCCGACCGCGACCGGAGTGCCGAAGTTCTACGCTGACTACGACTACACGCACTGGCTGGTGGCTCCTACCCCGGCCTCGGCCTACAACTTCGAGGTGCTGTACTACGAGCGAGTACAGCCGCTAGACTCCTCGAACCAAACCAACTGGTTCACCATCTACGCCCCGCAGGCGCTTCTGTACGGGTCTCTTCTGCAGGCCATGCCGTTCCTCAAGAACGACGAGCGCATGGGTATGTGGCAGCAGCAGTACGACCTGATCATCAACACGCTGAAGGCCGAGGATGTGCAGCGCATCGCTGACCGTCAGGCCAATGTACTGGATACCTGACCATGAGCTACAACTCTCCCTTCACCGGCAATGTGATCCAGCCAACGGATGTCTCGTACCGTGCGGTCACGCTGTCGGCCAACACCCAGCTCCAGTGGCCGATCAACGGCAACGCGACGGACGACTATGCCGCCCGGATAATGAATGTCACGGCGACGACCACGGGTCTGTCTCTGTGGATGCCGCCGGCCAATCAAGCGTCGGTTGGTCAGGACGCCCTGATCCGCAATGTCGGCTCCAACTCGTTCACCGTCAAAGACTACGCCGGCACAAACACGATTATCACTATCGCAGCCGGCGAGTCCAAGTACATTTACATTACGGCCAATCCGACGACCACTGGCACTTGGAGCAACATCGCCTTTGGGACGGGCACGAGCAGTGCGGATGCTGCAACTCTGGCTGGATACGGCCTCTACGCCGCCGGCCTGACCCTGAACCAAGCCTCGCCGGTTAGTTCGTTCTCGACTGACTACACGGTGGTTGATTCGGATCGTGCAAAGCTCTTCCTATGGACGGGCGGCGCTGGAACGCTGACTCTTCCCGATGCTGCGACGGTCGGAAACAACTGGTTCACGCAAGTGCGAAATGGTGGAACGGGAACCCTGACTGTTGCATGCCAAGGATTGGACACCTTCAACGGCTCGGCTTCGGTGATCCTGCAACAGTCGGATTCTTGCTTAATCGCTTGCTCTGGAACTGCTTTCTACTCGGTGGGTCTGGGCAAAAACACGCAGTTCAACTTTTCCCAGTTGGTCAAGACTGTCAGCAGCGGCACCTACACGCTGACTTCATCCGAAGCCTCAAATACCATCCAGAAGTACATCAGCAGTGGCGTATTGGCCGGCAATGTAACGATCATCGTTCCGCCGACTATTCAGATTTACTACATCCAAAACGCCACTACGACCAGTTCGGGATACTCGCTGACGATCAGCACCGGCGTGATGGGCGGGTCAACTGCAACGATTGCTTCAAATCAGCAATCAACTTTGCTATGTGATGGCACGAACTTGGTCAACGCCAACACCATCGTGGCTGGTCAGTCGGCCGTAAACCTGCTGGACGGTTCTGTTGGTGCGCCTGCTCTGTATTTTGGAACCGAGCCGACGACTGGTGTTTACCGAGGCGCGGCGGGTCAATTTGACATCGCAATCCTTGGCGCACAGATGTTTGCCCTTTCCGCAACTGGCTTGACCATTCCCGGCACTGGAACTTTCACTGGCGGCATCTCTGGCGGGACTTACTGATGACCAAAAAGGTCTTCGCCCTCGACACCAAGCCGGGCATCCAGCGCGACGGTACTGTGCTGGACAAGTTGTTCTATCAGGATGGCGAGTGGGTCAGGTTTCAGCGTGGGCGCCCGAGGAAGGTGGGTGGCTACCGCGAGATGACCAACCAGATTAAGGGGCTGTCTCGCGGCATTTATGTCGATTCTCAAGACGGATACAACCGCATTTTCAATGGCTACAACGATGGCCTTGAGCGGTTTGAGTGCGACAACAATGGCATTGGCGCAGGGGTTACCGAATACGACATGAACGGTGGCCCGATTCTGACCACTGGGACGCTCGTGGGCGGCTCTCTGTACACGAACGGCACCTACACCGCAGTCAGCCTCACTGGCGGCTCTGGAACGGGCGCAAAGGCCACCATCGTCGTTTCTGGAGCGGTTGTTTCGTCAGTAACCATCACGACCGCCGGCAACGGCTATGTGGTGGGAGATACCCTGTCGGCTCTGGCTTCGGCAATCGGGGGAACTGGATCTGGCTTCTCTGTCAAAGCTGCGACTGTCGGATCGAGCTTTACGGCCTCTGACTTTAACCTGTGGCAGTTCGATGGATTCTTTGACGCCACTGGTGATGGCAACAACCTGCTGCTCGCCCACCCCGGCCAGAACCTCGCTCAGATCGACAACACCACCAACACGGCGGTATTGGCTGGCGCTCCGGGTGGTTCGGTCATGTACCCGTTGAAGGACACCGCCGGAAGCACCCCAACGGGCGACACGATCAGCGTGGCGGGTGGCGTGGTGGCTTTGCACCCATATGTCTTTGTCTACGGCGACAACGGTCTGATCAAGAACTGCTCGGCCGGCAATGTGTTTGACTGGAATAGCGCGGACTCCAACGAGACGAATGTCTCCTCGCAGAAGATCGTCAAGGGCATGTCGGTTCGCGGCGGATCGAATGCGCCGTCCGGGTTATTTTGGGCGCTCGACTCCCTGATCCGTGTGAGCTATGCGCCCACCACTGTGGGAGCGCAGACCCTGTACTGGCGCTATGACATCGTCGGCTCGTCCACGATTCTCTCCAGCCAGTGCGTGATCGAGTACGACGGCATCTATTACTGGATCGGCGTTGATCGATTCCTGCTCTACAACGGCGTGATCAAGGAGCTGCCGAACGACTTCAATCAGAACTACTTCTTTGATAACCTCAACTACGCCCAGCGCCAAAAGGTCTGGGCGACCAAGGTGCCGAGGTTTGGCGAGATCTGGTGGTTCTACCCGAAGGGCGACTCGGAAGAGTGCAACGACGCGATCATCTACAACATCCGCGAGAACTGCTGGTACGACGCAGGCTCCTCTGTGGGCGCGACTCGCACCGCTGGATACTTCTCGCAGGTTTTTCGCTTCCCGGTTGCGGCGGGTGAAGACTTGTCGGTCGAAGAGACCTTGCTCACCCAGAACATCACCACGAACTCAACCACAACCATCACGACGGCGATCAGCAATCAGATCTATGTTGGCATGGAAGTGGTGGCAACCGGAATACCGACAGGAACGACGATCACGGCCATCGTGGCAAGTGCAACGCCGGGCGAATACAGCATCACCATCAGCGCCTCTGCCACGGCCTCCGCGACCGTCTCGGCTGACTTCAAGAGCGTGCCGGGGCTGATCAGCCTCTGGCAACACGAGATCGGCACCAACGAGGTAAAGGGTCAGAACATCCGGGCGATTCGCTCGTCGTTTGAGACCAACGACCTTGGCTTGATCGCTGGTGGCCCGTCGCAAAATTCAATGGTGGGCGACAACTACTGGCTGCATCTGGAGCGGATGGAGCCTGACTTCATTCAGTCCGGGCAGATGGAGTTCTATGTCACAGGTCGTCCGTTTGCCCAGAAAGAAGATGTCACGACTGGCCCATACACCTTTGAGCCGGACACCGGAAAGATTGACCTGCGCGAGCAGCGCCGAGAGCTTCGGCTGCTTTTTGTTTCTGATGTGCAGGATGGCAACTACCAATTGGGTCGCATTCTGTTGAGCGCAGATGTTGGCGATGTGAGGCCGTACTGATGGCGCAACTTGCTCTCGTTTATGATCCGCGTGGCCACACTTTTGAGTCGTGGGCTGCGCTCATGTGCGAGTCCTACGCGGCGCAGCAGTTGCAGATTGGCGTGAAGGAAGAAGATTGGAAGGGCTGGGCTGCAGGGCTAAAAGCCATTGACGTGTTTGTCAATGAAGGTATACCTGGCCCCTATGTATATGAGAACTGGCAAGACTGGGCGCAGGCCGTGGTCAATGCCGTGAATCCAAGGAACTGAGATGAGAACGCAAGACATCATCCGTCAGGATATGCAACAGCACGGCATGGGCGACATGGCGGAAAAATTTCTGCAAGGTCTTGCTGCCGGTCTGAAAAACAAGTCGCTAGGCATCTTGCGAGAGGGCGAGACTGTGGTGGTATTCCAAGCGTCTGATGACAACGCGTTGGAATTCCACCTCTATACTTTTGA